TCGAAAGATCATCGAGCGCAAGACCAAAAACGGTAAACTGTATTGGATTGTGGAAGTGGTCGACTCGAACAATGAATCGACTCGCATCCGGTGTTGGGGAATTAAGCCGCACAAGGACACGATTCACATCAACCGCCCTTACATGGCGAAGCTCAAATACGATGACAACTGGGGCTTTTCGACTTATGCAGTGGGCAAAAACTTCAGACTATTAGGATAAACAATGAACGTAATAACATACTACAGCCCACTCTTTAAGAAGGCTGAACTACTTGATGATTTGCCAGTCGTTATTCGGGTACGCAAATTTACCGAAGACGCTGCAAAAGAGTTTTCTGAATTGATGTGCCGCGCACAAAATACCGGCCAGCCAGTAGTCCCAATTATTATTGATAGTTATGGGGGTCAAGTCTACAGCTTAATGTCGATGATCTCTGACATTCGTCATACCAATTTAACGGTCGCGACGATTGTTCAAGGAAAGGCAATGAGTTGTGGAGCTATCCTCGCTAGTTTCGGTGACGAAGGACACAGGTACATGGACCCTGATTCCACACTTATGATTCATGATGTGAGTTCGATGAAGTGGGGTAAAGTAGAGGAGATTAAGGCTTCCGCAGAGGAAACCGAGCGCCTCAATAAGAAGGTATACCGAATGATGGCAAAGAACTGCGGACACCCAGAAGATTACTTCTTAGACATCATTCATAACAAAGGCCACGCTGACTGGTTTTTAGATTATGAAGAGGCTTCTCGGCACAATCTCATTAATCATGCCCACGTCCCGAAGCTTAAAATCTGCACCAAGGTAGAGTTCGACTTCGGATAAACACTACTTATGGTATGTCTATTGCCACCCAATTCCGATGGAAACGCGCCGTCAACAGCCTCCGCTTCCTACATGAAGAGCATGAGTTGGTAAAAGAAGTGTCAAATGCCGGCGGCCCAGAGTTTCAGAAATACTACGAAAAGTTCTGCGCAGAGAACAATATAGACATTGCTGCACTGAACGCCAAGCATGCAGAACGAGTGAAGGAGGTATACGGAGTCAAGGATGATTTAGGACAAATACCTGATCAAGATTTACAAACGAGAGATGAGCTTTTAGATGCATGTGACACAATGATCGCCCGATTTCAAGGGTCCGTAGCCGACGAAGATCCAATTATTGACAAAGAGATACATGAGACGTTCGCACGCTTATTTAAAGCCATAGCAATCCATGTGCATCCTGATAAAGCGCGCGATGAAATAACCAGGACCTTGTTTGAGCAAGCCTTTAAAGAAGCAAAGCAGGCGTTAGATAAGCAGCAATATTTTAAATTATTAGAAATGGCAGAAGAGCTTGACATTGAGTTACCAAAGAACTATAATGAACAAATAGAGTGGATGACCACGGAGAACAAAAGATTGAGAGGTTTAGTACAAAAGGCTATGCAGACATACAACTATCTCTTTTATGATTGTGACTCGGACGTAAATAGAGATCATTTGATTCGCAGTTTTTTAAAGCAGCTATTTGATTTAGATGTACCTCAAAAAAGTACTTGACTTTCAGTTTTAACTCGGCTATAATAAGAAAGAACCATTAAGGAGGGCCCATGGCCAACACACTAAAAGAGAAACAAAAGTACGTGAAGGAATATATCCGCTCACTTAACGCCATCGAAGAAGCGATGGAGCCATATAAGGAACAGAGGCGAGAACTACGCAGCGAGTTCCGCGAAAATCGATGGCTAACCACGGATGAAATCCGTGCCGCAGTCAAGGCCTTTCGTCTGTTTAAGGGAAAGATTAACATTGATGAGGTAGTAGATAACTATAATCTCCTCACCGGGGGTGAGTCTAATGATTCTTGAGTACTCAAAGGTACGTCACAACGCGCGAACACCGGATCGTGCAAACCCTTCGGATGCAGGCTTGGACTTGTTCTATTCTCCAGAAGAGGGTAATGCTGCAGGTATGTGGCTTAAGCCCGGAAGCTCTGCTGTACTCCCGACTGGGTTGAAGTTTGGAATTCCACACGGATACATGCTTGAAGTAAAAAACCGGTCAGGCAACGCCGCGAAGAAGCATCTCCTGGTAGGAGCATGCGTGGTCGACTCGGGCTATAACGGCGAGGTGTTTGTTAATCTTCACAATGTGGGGACAGAGCCACAATTTATTCAAGCAGGTATGAAGATTGCACAGGTAGTACTTTTGCCGGTAGTGCATTTCCGAGCCGTCGAACGCACAGAGGGTGGTTTATATGACTACCCCATGACGATTAGTAATCGTGGCGATGGCGCCCTGGGGAGTACCGGAGCATGAATCGTAAGCAGCGCCGAGCAGCAGACGCAAAACGTCGGAAGAACGACAGCCAACAGGCGATGGAAGACAAGTTAATGATGTTTGGTCATTTGCCAGAAAGCTGCTCGGCCTGCGCCTCCCCTTTTGATAAGACTAGTCGAGAGATGGTCTTTTCATGGAAGGTGGTCGTGCGAGAAGAAAAAGAATCAGTTACATTATTTTGCCCAAATTGCATTAAAAAAACACAGGAGGTGTTAGATGGGACAACGAAGAATCAATAGGAGCCAGCATCGCCGCAATGAATTGCGAGAGCGAGCAACAGAACGCCAGGAGGCTCGTGATAAGATGACGCCGGCTCAACAACTGCGTACCCTGGACTACCGGCTAGGAAAGGGTGAAGGCGCTGCCAAAGAGCGCAAGCGCCTGGAGGCTTTGGTTGATGCCGGTTAGTAGAATATCCGAAAGGGCCCTCCGAAGGCTCCTCAAAGAACCGATAGAACAAGATGCGCTCTGCGTTATTAAATTTTATTCTAATGGCTGTGATTACTGCACTGCATTGCATGAGTATTATGTGGATATTGCAGATTCCCATGAAGAAAATAATATACATTTCTTTGCATTTAATGTAGATGATGTTGAAAATCTAGAATCTATTATTAAGATCAACGGAGTACCATCTATAGCTAGTGTGAAGACAGGGCTCATCAAGCCTCGTGTTCGAGTCTTAGAAGATCCCGACCCACCCAACAAAAATACATGGTTTTATTCCACAGATATTAAAAACTTTATCGAGAGAGAAACAAAATGAGCACAACAAGACAACAATTTGCGGAAGTAATGTTAATGAGACTGCGATCCGAACTCTTAGAACATAAGGCAATCATTGACGCTTATCTAGAAAGTCCGCTAACATCTATTAAAGATGAGGTATACTTCAGTGATATCGTCGAGCATGCAAAGGCCATGGCGCTTTTGGAAAATGCTTATCGCATAGTCCAGGGAACATATATGCCTCTACCTGAGCCGTTGCCCGAGCCAACGGCACAAGAGGCAGAAGTTGCTGCAGCACCTATCACAGAGGGGGAGTTGGCTAGCCGCTCACCAACTTATCGTAAATCCCAGAAGAAGCCTGTAAAGAAGAAAGCAAAGGCAGACAAATGATCCGGGCCCTGTCATATGATGACGTATTGCTGGTTCCCCAGTATTCGGACATCGACTCCCGCACGGAGATTGACATTAGCACTGATTTAGGAAAGAATGTCAAGCTGACTTTACCCATTATCGCCTCGCCGATGGACACTATTACCGGTGCTAGAATGGCCACGGGCATGAGTGTCGCCGGCGCAGTGGGAGTGGTTCATCGTTATAACACACCCACAGCCCAACGCGAGCATGTGGCCCAGTTCTTATTAGAAACGAGAGGCGATGATTTGATTGGTGCGGCGATTGGAGTTAATGGAGACTATTTGGAGAGAGCGCGCTTGCTATTTAACGCCGGTGTGGGATTCTTCTGTGTTGATGTAGCTCACGGTCATCACGCCCTTGTGCGGCATGCCTTACAAGTGTTGCGAAAAACATTTGGCCACAATATTCACATCATGGTTGGGAATGTGGCAACACTTGAGGGTGTTAATGATCTCGCAGATTGGGGCGCCGATAGTGTGCGCTGTAACATTGGTGGGGGCTCTATCTGCTCCACCCGAATCCAGACCGGCCATGGCTTGCCTGGCTTACAGACAATTTTTGAGTGTGCTAAGACCGATAGAGACGTAAAGATTATCGCAGACGGTGGCATTAAGAACTCTGGCGATATGGTCAAGGCACTAGCCGCAGGAGCCGATGCAGTTATGGTTGGTTCTTTACTATCGGGTACCGACGAAACCCCTGGTCCACTTGAGCGAAGCCCGGATGGCACGCAGTGGAAGTCGTATCGCGGCATGGCCAGCAAAGAAGCACAGGTAGAATGGCGAGGAAAATACTCATCATTTGAAGGCGTGGCCACTCGTGTTCCGTATCGAGGCCCCGTTGGCGCCGTATTAGAAGATATTGAGAGAGGAATTCGCTCTGGCTTATCTTATTCTGGAGCCCGAACAATTGCAGAACTCCAAGCTAAAGCTCGATTTGTAAGACAGACTACATCCGGATTGAGTGAAAGCAGGACGCATATCCTTTCGAGGAGTTGGTGATGAGCGATGAAAATGAAGTAGACTATGGCAAGCTCAACAAGAGAGTGGTATTCACGGATAACGAACACCGCCATGCCAAATTGGTCCTCAAGCTCAAACATGATGGCTTTAAACAAGGCCAATTCTTCAGGACGATCATCACTGGTTATATTAATGATGATCCTGTGTTGCAGCAGTTTGTCGATGAGATGAAGGAGCAGTCTCCGAGACTTAAAAAGAAATCCAAGCGCCTTCGAGATCAGGGAGAGAAAACCATGAACGACCTCGGATTCAATGAGGACGATCTAGAAAATATCTTCGACCTTATTGAACAGGAGCACCCAGACCTATGAAAAAGACAGATGGCCTAACAGAGTGTGCTCGAAGCTGTCAGAAGCACCAGCTATCATGCCCCCTTTCCGAGTGTAAAATGTGGATTAACTACGAAAAAGATAATAATTGCACTTTGGTGGCTATTTATAATAATGATCAAAAACCCATGACCTTAAGACAGATTGCCGAGCGTTTACAAATCTCCTTTGCGAGAGTAAAGCAGATAGAAACCAAGGCCTTCGCGAAACTTAAAAAACATCTAGTTGAGAAACCTTATTAAGTTTTGGGCACATTGACATTTGTACTACTATTTATTGTTGAGTTTATGTAAATAAACAAGGAGATTTTATAATGGCTCGTAAGACTTTGTTAACCGAGAGCGAACTTCGCCGCTTCATGAAGCTCGCTGACATGCGCCCCGCAGGGGAAAAAAGAATTGAAGAGATGTACGGGTCACAACCCGGCGCTCGTGATGAAGAAGAAGATGAACTTCACGCTACCGAGGATGAGTTAGGACATGAAGATCATGTTGCTGACGCAGAGGCGGATGAGCTTGATGTCGCCGATGATGAATTGGCAATGGACGCTCCAATGGATGAACCAATGGACGAACCGATGGACGACGTGGAGCCAGCAGACCCAGCGCTTGAAGCTAAGTTTGCTGAATTCATGACCCAAGTGGCAGCAGTTGCTCAAGAAGTTCTTGGCATCGAGGTCGACGTAGAAGAGGCCCCAGCAGCCGACGACGAACTTGGTGGAGAAGAAGTTGTAGATGCAGAATTAGAAATGGACGTTGAGCCCGAGGGTGTTCCCGAAGAAGGAGGTGAACTTGAAATGGGCCTGGACGTTGAAGAAGATCCCGAGGCCGCTATGGTCGCCGAAGTCGCTCGTCGCGTGGCTGCTCGCCTTCAAAAAGAAAACCGCCAAGCAGAAGTTGTAGATCAACTGGCTGAACGGATTATGAAAAGACTAACAAAGTAGTTGACAAAATAATACGAGAGTGTTAAAATATAACCATCGGCCTTAAAGTCGATGGTTATTTTTTTATAGAGAGTTATGAATTACTTATTAATGACACTGGTGTTTATCTTCGGGTATATGACCTGCAAAGCGTTCTATTACCTGAAGTCAGCCAGAGTTAGTATCCAGCTTATACACACATCAAACCTTGTTTCACTCTTTCTGTTGACGAGGGCTTTGGAAAATTTTGAGTATTCCCGAATGCTCTGTTTAAAAGATCTAAGAGAGAGAGAAGTTTCTGAACGCAATTTGAAGATTTATGAAGAGAATTTAAATCAAGAAATTGAGGTATTTAAGAAGAAGTCCATTTCGCTACTTTTGAAGGTTCATCCAGATTTTTTCAAGGATGTAATACCTTATACAGATTGGGAATCGGGCATGAAATATTTAGAATCCAATAAGAATGTCATCGTGGAGACCTATTTAAGAGAGTAGGGAGGATCATAAACACATGATTAAGAAGATAAAGAAATTGATTTCAGCCGAGAATGAAGAGATATCCCCAGAGGCGCTAGCCGCTTTGATGCCCCGTAAGGAGCCTGACCTACGGACTATTGGTCTGTTTGCTGAGGTGTCCTCCGAGAAGATCGCAGAGATCAGCCATGCATTGTTGTATTTGAATGAACTGAACCATATGAGTGAAGATCCGCGAACTCATCGTCCGATCTTGTTTTACATCTCGACTTATGGAGGCAATGCTGACGATATGTTCGCACTGTATGACCTCATGAGGGTGGTGCGCGCGGAGACAGAGATCCACACAGTTGGCTTAGGCAAAGTTATGTCCGCTGGTGTTCTAATCTTGGCCGCCGGCACAACGGGTAAACGCTACATCGGAAAGAATTGCCGTGTAATGATCCACTCTGTAATGGGTGGTAATGCAGGTAGCTTGCATGATATGATGAATGAGATGGATGCAATAGAAAACCTTCAGCAGATGTATATTAATTGTTTGGTTGCGGAGACAAAATTAACCGAGACTAAGCTTAAAAAAATGCTGGAACG